TGAAAACACTACACCGGTAGAGGTAACGAGATATGCAAATGGACGCTCACGTTCTGTAATGGATTCGATATACGAAAAATTAAATAAATAATATAAATAATAAACTAAAAAATTAAATTATGCCGACCACAGTTAACGTAAGTACTTCGTACGCAGGGGAATTCGCAGGCCGTTACATCGCTGCTGCCCTATTATCTGCTCCAACTTTAGACAAGAATGGAGTTACAATTATTCCTAATGTAAAATACAAGCAAGTTGTTAAGAAAGTAGCATCTGATGCTAACTTGATTAAAGATGCGGGTTGTGATTTTGCTCCAACGGGAACAATCTCTTTAACGGAAAGAATTTTGCAACCAAAAGAATTAATGGTGAATCTTAATCTTTGTAAGACTTCATTTGAATCCGATTGGTCTGCTATCGAAATGGGTTATTCCGCATTTGATGTTCTACCAAAAACATTCGCTGATTTCTTAATTGCACACGTTTCCGAAAAAGTTGCTGCTGCTACTGAAACTGCTATTTGGACGGGTACTGCAACTTCAGGTTCATTTGCGGGATTTGGTTCTATCGTTTCAACAGATGCTTTGTTACCGGCTGCTCAAGAAGTTGCAGGAACAACAGTTACTGCTGCTAACGTAATTACTGAATTAGGTAAAATCGTTGATGCTATTCCACAAACAGTTTACGGAAAAGAAGATTTGAAAATCTATGTTGCTCCAAATATTGCTCGTGCTTACATTCGTGCATTAGGTGGATTTGGAACATCAGGTTTAGGTGGAAATGGTACAGATTCAAAAGGAACACAATGGTATACTAACGGCGAATTAATGTTCGATGGTGTTGCATTATTCGTTGTTAATGGTCTTGCTGCTAATACTGCGATTTGCGCTCAAACTGCTAACTTGTATTTCGGTACTGGTTTGATGAGTGATATGGCTGAGGTTCAGGTTATTGACACATCAGCTACACTTGGAGACAAGAACGTAAGAGTAATCATGCGTTATACTGCAGGTGTACAAATTGGAGCAATTGAAGACGTAGTAACATACGGAATTCCTAACGCTGCAAACTAATTAATTAATTTATAAACTTTAAAGGGGATTGGAGTTAATCCTTTCCCCTTTTTTAATACTTAAATATATGTCGTGTGATGTTACAATGGGCCGATTAGAATCGTGTAAGGATTCAATCTCCGGATTATTAAATATCTATTTTGCCAATTATGGTGATTTAGCTTCTGAGAATGCCGTTTATGGTTCTGCGGAATTTACAGACCAAATTGCTACTTGGGACCCTAATGGTGCTTTAGCGTTGAGTTTGTACAAATACGAACTTAAAGGAGCAAACGGATTTGAGCAAACAATCCAAACTTCAAGAGACAACGGAACTACTTTTTACGAGCAAGTTTTGACTGTTCAATTGAAGACGCAAAATGCTGCTACTACAAAACAAGTTAAATTGCTTGCTGCGGGTAGACCAAGAGTAATCGTTGAAACAAGAAACCATCAATTTTTTATGGTAGGTTTAGACCAAGGCGCTGATGTTACTGCGGGAACTATTTCTTCAGGTACTGCAATGGGTGATTTTAACGGCTATAGTTTGACATTTACTGCAATGGAAAAAATACCGGCTAACTTTATCAATTGTACTACTGAAACGCAATTGAAGACAGTTTTTGCTAATGGTGCATTACCAGCAGTTGTTGTTACTGCTTAACATTTAATAATACATTTCTCTAATTAAGGCTACTCGTTTGGGTAGCCTTTTTTGATTTACAAAACAAAATAACCAAAAGTTAATTATGTATATATATGGTAATATTAACAACCAACAATGTAACAAATCAAACGTTGCGCTTCATTCCAAGAGGCAACACGTTCAATAGCGTTAAAATAACGGATGAGCAAACGAATGTAACTACTATAATTAATGCGTACACTTTTGAATCGGGCGATTATTGGAGTAGTTTATCGGCTATATTTAACCTAAAAGAAAACCATTTCTACACAATTGAAATAAAGAATAACACAACAATAATTTTTAGAGATAAGATTTTCTGTACAGACCAAAGTACATCAAGTTTTTCTGTAAATAATGCACAATATACAAGCAACAATACAACAAATACATTCATAGTTTATGAGTAATGTACACATACTTAATTTAGCAGCTTATTCAACTCCTACTATTCAAGAATCGAAGCGAGATGCTTGGGTTGAATACGGGGAAGATAACAATTATTATCAATTTTTGATAGATAGATACACGAATAGCACAACGAATAACGCCATAATAAACAACATTTCACGCTTAATATACGGGCGTGGTTTAAGTGCGTTAGATGCATCGAGAAAGCCAAACGAATATGCGCAAATGATGTCGCTATTCAATAAGGATTGTGTGCGTAAAATCTGTATGGATAGAAAAATGCTTGGACAATTTGCTATTCAAGTGCATTATAATAAAGACCATTCAAAGATTCTTAAGGCTTACCACATTCCAACTAACTTAATTCGTGCAGAAAAGTGTAATGAAGACGGAAATATTGAAGGATATTACTATTCGGACGATTGGACTGACGTAAAGAAATTCAAACCACAACGATACTCAGCATTTGGAACGTCAAAAGATGAGGTTGAAATATTATTTTCTAAACCTTATGCGGTTGGGATGAAATATTATAGCTATCCTGACTATCAAGGTAGTTTGCCTTATTCAATGTTGGAAGAGGAAATTGCGGATTATTTGATTAACGATGTAAAGAATGCTTTTAGCGGGCGAATCGTAGTTAATTTTAACAATGGCGTACCAACCGAAGAGCAACAAGAACAAATTAGTTCTAAGGTAATAAACAAACTTACGGGAGCAAATGGAAACCCGGTAATCGTTGCTTTTAATCGTAACGCAGAAAGTAAAACTACAATAGATTCTATTCCGTTAGACAATGCTCCGGAACATTTTACCTACCTGAGCGAGGAGGCAATGCGTAAAATAATGCTTGGACATAACGTAACTTCTCCGCTTATTTTTGGTGTAGCAAGTTCTAATGGATTCGGTTCTAATGCTGACGAATTACGCAACTCAATTATCTTGTTTACAAATATGGTTATTACGCCAATGCAAAACGAGATACTTGAGGCATTTGATTCTATTTTAGCATACAACGGAATTAGTTTAAACTTACAATTTGAAGACTTAAATCCTTTAGATTCGGAAGGTGATTTAACGAATAACGAAGGAAGCAAAGTAATTGAAGGTATTAATTCACTTTCTCCATTGGTTGCAAATAAAGTACTTGAATCAATGACACCAAACGAGATTCGTGCACTGGTTGGATTAGCACCGGAAGAGGGTGGTGGTAAATTACCTGAAGAGTCTGCGTTTGGATTGAGTGCTATTGACCCTACAAGTTTTGCAAGTGATTTAGACTTGGAAGAATGGGAATTAATAGATAGCAGAATGGTTGATTACGATTCAGAGGAAGAAAACGATAAATTAATTCACAAAGCAAATAATCCAAGTTTACTAACTAAAGTAATTCATTTGGCATCTACCGGAGTTGCATATCCTAAAAGAGATTCCGAACAAGACACAAAGCTATTTAGAACTCGTTACAGATACTCAGGCGGTGGAGCGGGTGAAAGAGTATTTTGTCAAAAAATGATGGCTGCAAACAAGCTATATCGTAAAGAAGATATTATTAAAATGGGTGAAATAAATGTTAATCCGGGATTCGGAATGAAGCCAACACCTAATGAGCCTTATTCAATTTGGTTATGGAAGGGCGGAGGCTTACTATCTGAAGCATATCCAAACGGAACTTGTAAGCATTTTTGGACTCGTGAAACATATAGAAGAAAAGGAACGGATATTACTTCACCATTAGCTAAAAAAGTTACACCGGCAGAAGCAAGAAAAGCCGGAGAAATATTACCAACAAATGACGCAAGAGTTTATCAAGCGCCTCACGATATGAAATAAGATATGGCAGAAGCACTATTAATTACCCGAGACGACATCGTTAGATATACTGCATTGAATGGAAATGTTGATGTAGACAAATTTATTTCGTTTGTGAAAATATCTCAAGACATTCACATGCAGAACTATATGGGTACAAAATTACTTAACAAGATTAAAGCGGATATTATAGCGAATACTTTAGCGGGCAACTATCTATCTTTAACAGTTAACTATTTAAAGCCAATGCTTATTCATTGGGCTATGGTGGAATATATGCCATTTGCAGCGTACACAATTGCTAATAAAGGAGTATACAAGCATAGCAGCGAAAATAGCGTTAACGTAGAAAAGAACGAGGTAGATTTCCTTATCGAAAAGGAACGAAGTATAGCACAAAATTATACGGAAAGATTCAT